TACTGATACCCCCACGGTCACCTTAGATGTTAATGGAAATTTTCGGATTGGCGATGGTGTGGCTTCTGATTTAATCTGGGGTGCTGCTAATGATTCCGGTAATAGAACTACTCGTTGGGTATTCTCTACAAGAACTGATGTAGGTGGAGTTAACGATGATTTAAAATTATTAAGGTATACAGGTTCTTCCGCTATCTACAGCGGAATACCTTTGCAAATATCTAATAGTACTGGTGATGCTTGGTTTGCAGGCGACGTTTCGGCGGCGTCGTTCACCGACAGAACACCCTACCCAGAGTCGCTACAAACTGCAATCGACGCTGTTAACTCTATGGAACGTCTGCCCGACGGAGAGTATGACCCTGATAATAAAGAAAAACAGTTAGACCATAGCAAAATGCATCCTTATCTGAACGGTTCGGGGGACGAGCCTACACGAGATATGAGTGCTACTATCTCTTGTCAAAATGAGGTACTGAAGTTCCTTCTGCAAGAAAAAAATAGGACAAAATTTTATGTTGTGTTTGTTTTGCTTTTGGTTAATTATTTAATGCTTTTTGTATTGATTTATTTAATGTTTTTTTAAAATGGTCTAACTAAAATTAGAGGTATTGCATCATTTATTCTTTTTGTGTTATGATGTGAGTAGATGTTATTTTTTTTTTTACTTTAAAATGCTATGGGGAGGTATTAACTATGGCAAGAGCAGGAAAAACTTTTACAGTTTTGACCGATTACGATCTTTCTGGCGGTATGGATAAAGCATCAAGCTCAATAAGAGCTGCAGATATAGAAAAAGCTGGATGCTCTATTATTTTTGATAGTGTGACTACTGGCGGAACAGCAAGTGGCGACATTTATCTTGAGGCTTCGATTGATGGTACAAGTTGGTTCAAAACCGATGCAACCAATCATAAAGTTTCAAGTTCTGATTTAACTTCTGATTATGAGCTTGGTTTTTCAGCAAAAGACTTATTTTATCCGTACCTTAGATTGAATTTGGACGGGACTGCTATCACCGGCGGAACTGTTTCTATGTACATCTATGGCAAATTTTCAGAATAATGACTTTTACATACGAATTAAATAGGAGGCGATGGGGATAATCTCTATCGCTTTTTTTGGTTCGAAGGGGGAAAAATGAGTACAAATAAATTTATATTAAATGAAATTTTGTTAGAACCGACGGCTTTAACTAGCGATTTAACTAGCGATGCCATGGGTTTAGACGGTAGGACAAAAGTTGGTGTTGTGGTTTCTTGGGATACTTTGACAGGCTCCTTAGATGCAGAGTATAGTTTAGAAGTTTCTAATGATGGAGTTCTTTGGAGTTCATTAACAACTCCTGTTTCTGTTTCAGGTACAAGCGACAGCGATGCGGTTATTTCAAGTGAATGTTTTTTTAATTACATAAGACTAAAAGTTACAAAAAATTCGGTGACTGGAGGAAATATCTCTGCCTCTGTTTCTTTTTTCGAGTAGAGGATTTTATGAACAACCTACAACAACAAAATTTAACAGACGTTCTTTTTAAAGAAGCGATGCTTGAGTTAAAAGATATAAAAAAAGAGATAGTTACCATGAATGAAAAATTAACGCTGACAATCGAGCGTCAAAGTGTTGCGTCTGACTACCTAGAAACATTGACAACTAGACTAGAAAATTGTGAAAATCATATAAATAGATGTCCAGCGAAAAAAAATTTTGAGTCAAAGAATTTATTTCTTAAAGACTTAGCTTTGTTAGTAAGTCTTTTTTTATCACTATACGCTGTATATAGTATTTTTAAGTAGAGGAGAAAAAAAATGGTCAAGAAACTTATTTCTGGAGTAGCAGGTAAATTTATATATAGTTATCTACTAGATATGATTATTGATTTGATTTTAGATAGAATTATTACATATAAAAACGAAATTGATTTTGACAAAGTAGAGGCAGATGCAATAAAAATAATTAGAAAAAAAATTAACTTCTTTTTTCTTGAAGAAATATTTATAGCACTTTTGAAAGTTGTGCTAAAATATGCTGAAATTGTCCTTGATGATATTCTTTTTTCTAATGATGTTTGGAATTTAATAAGAGAAAATAAATTTAAAAAAGCAGCCAAATTATTGAAAAAACTTATTTTTAAAAAAATAAAAGCAGGAGCATAAAAAAATGTTCTGCTATTTTTGTGATAACAGTCTAGCTTTTTTTTCAATCTTCCTAGGAAAAACTAGCAAAAAAAAATATATCTGTGAATCTTGTTATAAAGAGTTAATAGAAAATGATTAAAAGTTAACTCGTTAAAATTATTGGCTTTTTATTTTATAAATTATTTTTATCGCATAAATTACTATAACTACTTAAAATCATTAACTAAAGACCTTAAGTATAAGGCTATCAAAATTTAAGCTGCTTGTGTTTATACATTGTTGGTTTTTTGGTACCCTTATAATCGATTTAAACGGTGCTGATTCATTAAACATAACAGACTGTTAACAGAAACCCATATAAAAATCTGACGAATAAACTTCTTCGCTATCACTACCTGCAGAGAAAGAAATATTATACTGCATCGTACCGTCTTGGTCTGCTTTTGGCATTTCTGTAATTATTGCTTTAGGAATAAAAATACCCCAAGCGTTTTGTTTTTCCCCTGCTGTAGAAGTCGGGTTCCAAGCTCTTAAGAATAATGAAAATTCTGTGTTCAAATTAAATTTTGAAAACAAATCGACGTCGGTTGTGTCAAGATAAGGTGTGAAACTACCAGAGATAGCCCTTTCTGTGACCAGCTGAGATATCACACCGTTAGAGTTACAAGTGCTAGTGACACGACCTAAAGAGTTGTCTACACTTAAAGAAACATTGTTCACCGCTACTAAAGTTCCGTCAAGATACAAACAAGCGTCAAGGGCAATTGGTGGTGTAGCATTGCTATAACTTGCTGTCAAGCCCGATGCTCCTAAAGACTCCGCATAGGAAAGACCTTCAAGTGAAAAGTTAAAAGAAGGTAACTGACCGGTTTCAAAATTTTCTAAACTCATTGAAGTTACTTTGCAACCTGCTGATTGAATTTTTAAAGCGTCTTCAAAATAATTTGTTATTGTTAAATTTTCATGTCCAGTATTAGCCCCGTAAAAAATAGTTGATTTTTCAATTTCTACATTATCAGAAAAAGCCGAATTTGCAGGAATTAAAATTGTGATTTTTGCCGCTCCTGCAGAATCATCAACAGCAGAAATAGGAGAAAGATGATAAGCACCTGCCTCTTTTATTAAAATTATATCCCCAACGGAAAAATCAGAAATGTCAGTATCTTCAATGTTTATATCTGTTGTCGTATGTCCCGTTGCCGACGTAACTACAGTTGTTATCTGTCTTTTTCCTCCAAGAAGACTTTTCAGAAGTAAACTGTAGTCTGGTTCACCTCCTGTAGTAGAATTCGCAGACGCTTCGACTCCTAAAGCCACGGAAGAGCTTTTAATACCTGTCCTTGGTACTTGCTTAGAAATACCGTTTTGTAAAAGCGACCTTTCTACTAATTCTTTTGAACCGTTAAGCTCAAAACCGTCTGCTAAAACGCCGACGGCTTCAGTTCCTGCAGAAGGGTCAACGGCGGTTCCTTCTGTGACTTCGTCTGTAACATAGACGACAGCCGATTTTTTTGACACATAAGCCATTTTATATTTTCTCCTTTTTTTTTAAAAACTAATTTTTATTCTAACGTCAAAAGTTGCTTCGACTAGAATAACTTTATCTTCTTTTGCAATAACAGCACTTTCCACCGCAAAATTTAAAACATTTTGAATCATTGCGGGAGAACCGCATTTTTTTAGAACCAATTCTTTAAAAATTGTTTCTGTAGCTTCAATCATTTGTAAAGTTTTTGTTGTTAACTCAGCATCCGACAAATTATTAGATATATATGAATCTGTCAAAATAATCTTAAAACCTTGAGACATTGTATTGGCTTGCGTTTCGCCGGCGATTTCATTTGCCGAATTTGGCAACAGTCCATAGCCTTTTGAAGAACCTTGGAATTTATTTTGGGCGATATCAAATACATGTGACAATTCTTTATGGTCACTTGAAAGAGTATCAGCAATCAATGTTTTTATGTTGTTATATATATCTAATATCATTGCCACATCTTTCCTACATTAAAAATCGGTTGCTGTCTTGCGTCGCCTTCACCAAAAACATCAAAAGAAATAAAAGCTAAATCTAAAAATACCTCCGCCTTTTTTTGGGTGTCTAAATATTTTTTATACCATATATCTTCAAAACTATCAGAAACGTTGTAAAAAATTCTAGAAAGAGCAAAATAAGTCGCCGCTTGTCGTACTTCTTGGATGTCTAAGATATCCAAAGGCGTTACTCTTAACCACCTATCCCTATCATCATTTAATTTCCTAAGGCCTTTATTTCTAAATTTTTGGACTATAGAATTTCTAACATCTTCATGAATTAAAGTAAAGTCATCCGCTCCAAGAAGAAAAGATGTATCTGTTGCAAGTGGGTAATATACTTTATAAAGTTCTTGGTCTGTTGAAAATAGAATATTTATAGCTTTTACAATCATTTCAGATGTACTTGAACTAGTAGAAATCCTTATAAAATAATTTTCTACGTCTTCATGTACATAAGTTTGCCAATTTAGTAAAAAATCCCAAAACACAAAACCATTTCTTGAAAAGTTTAAAGTGTCGTCAAAAAAAGATACGTCGACCCAAGAAGAACCGTTAAAAAATTCTATTTTTAAAGTAACGTCATTAGAATTTAATGCGTCGGCATAAAAATAAAAAGCACTAAATCTACTGGTATATCCGATATATAGAAAGTCAGCATCTGTTAAAGTTATTGTCTCGGTGTCTTTTTGAAAGTCTGAAAGAGCTTGAGACAGTTTTATGGTGTTTTTAAATATGTTGAATTTATTTAAGATATCTTTCATCGCAAGCCTCTAAGAGCACAAATTTAATTATGCTCCTGTATTGTTTAATAAAATTCCTCTTTTGCCAGAGTCCAAAGTTTTTAAACCATAAAGAGTTTCTAGCAAATATTTTGTATATGAATAATCAGGGTCAAATTGACTAAACCAAGTAATTTCTTTTTGTCTTGCAAAAGCAACATGTGATGAATGATAAGCTAAAGCAGTAGAACTCGTTACGTTTTCAGTGACAACAACTCTGAAGCCTAAAATTTTTCCGATTTCACCGGTTAACAAAGGCATATTACTACCATATTTATCAGCCTCAGTAAATTTAGGCAAACCTAAAATATCAGTTTCTTGGTCTGAGTTTATAGCTAAAAATCGGCGTTCGTCTTTAGGTATAAATTGTTTATTTAGTAATCTTCTTGCTTCCAAAATATCATTGAAGCTAATCGTGTCAGCTGTTTCAAACGCAACTTTGTGGTCTGGAGTTGCATCGGAAACATCTGCAATTGCTGTATAAACTTGTGTCTCGAGTTTTTGAGCTAATGCTTTTATTGATGCTTCAAGGATGTTCGCTTCTTGATTTTTAGTTGATTGAAGACTTGCTTTTGTATGTAAGTTAGTTCTTACTCCTTCTTGTTTATCAAAAATAAGTTGATCTGCTGACCAAGTATATTTTTGAGAAGTATAAGAACTTCCTTCTGTTAAAGATTCTGCTGTTAGTCCAGTATGACGGCCGATGCTGATAGACTTTGCACCTGCTTCAACTTCACCAGAAACATCTGTAATTGACGGTATTAACACCGCTTTTTCTTCTAAATATTGCTGGACCATTTGAGCAATTAGGTCAACACCAACCGCTGATGTTTGTGTACTTGTTATATCTCCTGAAACTAGAGGCATAAAGGGACTCCTTTTTTTATGAATTATTTCTTAAAAAGCAGAAAGCTCATCATAAGACATCTTGCTGTATGATTTTTCTCCGCTTTTCGGTGCTTTATTTGGTAAGGTTTCTTTTCTTTCAAGTTGCTTTAAAAGTTCTGGATAGTTAGTTTTAAATTCATCTGCATAAGCTTCAAGGCTATCTTCATCAATCTTACCTTCAGAATATAAAATTTTAGATGTATCCACAAAGTTTTGGTAAGACTCATTTTTCAGACCGCCGATTTTTTGCAGAAACTTTGATAACTTTTTTGATTCGATGAAT